TTGGAGGGGGAGGAACAGCCGCCTACCGGCGGCTGGGGATTTAAAAATAGGATATACGCAGGCGTGCCTCGCTTCGCGACATGAATAGAATTGCCCCTGGCGGGGAGGGCTATTATGGCCGCGCTTTTTTATTGGTGGAACATTTTGGCGGCAAAGTTTCCCGCGCTTTTTTTCTATTGGTCGACTTGCAGAGTGATGGGTCATTTTCATTGGCTGCAGAGTGATGATGTGAAGTCTGCACAGACCTCACAATTCTTTTTTCTAATGTCTAAGAGGAGTACTCCGTCTCGTAACTGGTGCTTTACTGATTATGAAGTCCATGACGAGAAGAAGGCCAAGTTTCTCGCATGTGACAAAGTATCCTACATCGTCTTTCAACACGAGGTCTGCCCGAAGTCCGGCCGAGACCATTATCAAGGGTTCATGTGGTTGAAGACCAAAGAGCGCCTCGCTACTCTTGTTGCCCGTTGGCCTGGTACACATTTCGAGTCGATGAAGGGGACGCACGATGATGCAATCAAGTATTGCAAAAAAGAAGAGTCCCGTATGCACGGATATTGGGAGGCAGGGTTGCCTCCTGCAGAAGGTAAACGCAATGACCTCCTTGAAGCCGCTCAGCTCATTATGAGTGGAGAGTCTACCATGAAGGAGATAGCTGAAGCATGTCCCTCCACTTTCATTAGGTATTCCGCTGGGCTTTCAAGGCTCGCATTACACTTTGCGAAGCCTAGGGACTGGATCATGGACATTCAAGTTTACCACGGGGGCACTGGAACCGGAAAGACTCGCAAGGCTCATCTCGACAATCCAGGAGCATTCTGGAAAACCAAGTCCGAGTGGTGGGATGGGTACGATAACCATGAAGTGGTCATCTGGGACGAGTTCGCCCATGACGTCCCAATTTCCTCCCTTCTCCGAATTTGTGACTCCTATCCGCTCAATGTCCCCTATAAGGGAGGGTTCTACACATTCTGCGCCAAGCGCATCATATTCACCTCCAACATCCCCTTCGATCAGTGGTATCCCGATGCCTTGCCCGAACACCGACTGGCCTTACGACGAAGAATTACTCTCATCACTCACTTCAGTGGACCTTTGGGGGGAGGGGTCGCTTTATAATTGTAACCAATAAATTTATTATGACTGAATAAAAGCCTTTTGACTATCTACTTTCACAGTATACACTATTTCAGCCATACAATAAATACGCGGGGGGTCAGCAGTAGGGGCTTCAAGGCCAACATACAGAGACTGACACCCCAAAATAAAGAATGTCTGCTCGGTCGGGGAACTCCCGAAACCTGCGCGAGTATCCGTAGAAGAAGAGCCATATCGGGTCTTCTTGCGGTAGCTGACGCGTAAAGAGCCGGCTCTATCCGCATTACTTGACAGGAACTTCCTAGCTATGCCTGGCTGCTCCATTATCGTATCATGCGTAGTTGAATACGCGGTGTTAGGATGAGCCTTCGCCCACATAACATACTGTCCATCAGGGGCACCCTGAGGAGCGCGATTGGTGAACGTAAACTTGCACGTAGATTTAATCACATCATAGGACTGATAGAGTGCGGCCCATGTATCATGTGCCAGAGGCTGATGCCCAACGCCCGAAAAATTAGGATCGTTAATATCCGCTGCGCGGAAGATATAACTGGCAGTCTGCGCAGAAGCGCCAGGATCAACCGTGAAAGTTTCAACATATTTCAACTTGACGATTTTGCTTGAAGGAAAGCCGGTAACAGGCATCCGCCGGCTCTTACGACGAGCAGTTTTACGTACACGTACCTTGCGCCGAGCCACTCGACGCTTGCGACCAAAAGAACGTTTAGAGCGCATGAGAGAATGTTGAGAAATGACCAATAGATGAGTGGTTCCACAGGTGGTTCCACAGGTGGGGGTAATACTGACCCCACCCCTGGAACCCGACCGCCGATTGGCCAGCTATTATTAGCTTGTCCGGCCGGCAGGTTTGGAGGGGGAGGAACAGCCGCCTACCGGCGGCTGGGGATTTAAAAATAGGATATACGCAGGCGTGCCTCGCTTCGCGACATGAATAGAATTGCCCCTGGCGGGGAGGGCTATTATGGCCGCGCTTT